TCGGTACTGACCGAATACGACCCCGCCTCCGTCCCGGCCGTCACGCCCGCCGCGACCAGCGCCGCGCGCTGGTTGGCGAGTTGCGCCTGAAGGGTGGCGACGGTCGTTCCCTCCGGCAGCACCGTCGAGGCCGAACCCGCGCCATAGCGGCCGTATGTCGTGTTGGCATCTGGGGGCGGAAGTGCCGCGGCCATCCCGACGATCGCCGTGGGATTGGCGCCCCCGAGTGCCACGGCGGCGGCGAAACTTGTCACCACCGCCTGACCTTCGCTGGTCACCGCCGGGCCCGCCGCCGCCACCGGACCCGCCACCGTGCCGAGATTCGTGCCCGACGCGGTCAATGCCGAGCTGGCGGCGGCGAACACCGAGATGATGGTCGCGATGATCGTCAGCGGGAAAATCCCCGCCCCGGCCTCGACGAACTCGAACGCGACCTCGATCACGCGCATGTGGTCGCGATGGACCGCCGTCGCGGAGGAAACCACGCCGACCCGCACCGCCCCGATCGTCGGATGGATCAGCAGGCCCGGCCCCTCGGTCTCAACCGCGTTGTCGAGCAGGAGCTGCATCACGGGCGCCAGGTCGCCGATCAGATAGCCGGAAAATGAATAGGTTCGCAGCGCCCGGCCCATGTCCTCCGGCCAGCCGCCATCGACGTACGGGTACTCATGGATCGCCCAGCGGCGGCCTTTTTTCACCCGGGCCGAGACCACCTTGAACGGCACACCGCGAAACGAGGCGGTCTGCAGGAGTCCCATGAAGCCGGCGATGGAGGTTGGCGGCGCGAAGCCGGTAATGTTGGTAAAACCGCTCATTTCATCTCGCCATCGGCATGCTTGTTTCAATCCGCGGCGGCGCGGCGATCGCGGCGCCGCTGGTGACAACGGTCGCCGTGGTTCCATGCGGCGCACCGTGCAGCACGATCTCCACCTGCACCCGTCCGTTCGTATCGCCCCGCGGAAACAGGTTGCTTGTCGGCCCTGTCAGCGCCGCCGACTCTGCCGGCTGCTGACCGCTTTCCGCCGCGCCAGGCCCCGAGTCAGGGAACATCGCGGACAGCCGTTGCGCCAGGCCCCAACGGCGGGATTCCTCCGCCGCCGTGTCCTTCGGCCGCTCATAGAAAGTCGAGACAGCAGCCGCCTTTTCTCCCTCCGAACCGCCGGTCCGCTGGATGTTGGCCCAGGCCCGCGCCTCCGGTCCTTTCAGTTCCGCCATGATGTTGTCGAGTGATTCGTTCAGCGAGCCTTGTTCCGGCGCGTGCCCGTATCGGCCGATGTAATCGCTGTAGCGGTGTCCGCCGTCAGCGGAGTCCCGCCACATCATCAGCCCGTGCGCGGCCCCATTGTCGCCCGGTCTGGACTGGAAATCGGCGCGGCTTTCCTGCACCGCGTTCCCCGCGAATCCCCAGGCGGTCTTGCTGTCCATGCCGCGGGACATCAGACCGTCGTGCACCAGTTTCGCGCGCGCCGCCGTCGCCGGATCGAGCGCGTTGCCCGAGCTGTCGCCGTGCGTCGCTCCGATGCCGCCGCCGCCCGGCACGTTCATCCCGCCGCCCGGCCTGCGCCCGCCGATAAAGCCGAGCGCGCGCTGCCACCAGGACGGCCCTTCCGGTGCATAATCGTCCGACGACATGCTCCGCGCTTGCCCGGCCGGGTCCAGAATCGAGCCAGTGCCCGACCCGATTCCGCCCGGCGTCAGGAGCGACCCCGTATTCCCGCCAGTTTGCAGATTGGCGGGCGGCAGGTTTTCCGCCCCTACCCCGATCGCCACGACGGGAGCAATCTCGGTCAACTCCAGCCATCCCATCGCGCGCAGGATCCAGGGGGCAACCCGGAGCAACCCAAGCCCGGCTATGGCCGCGGTGATGTGAGTCACGTTCTGATCGAACGTGGGGCCGAGCTTTTCCTGTTCCTGAATCCAGTGCGAAGTACTGTCCAGCATCTTTGTTACCGTGCCGGACCAATTATTCGCGATCCTGTTCCCGACCCCCTCCAGCGTCTCCGCCAGCTCGGTCCAGGCCCCTTCCATCTTCTTGCCGTTCGCCGCCATTTCCTCGGTCATAACGCCGCCGGTCCGCTGCGTTTTCGCGAGTAACTTTTCCAACTGCGACTGGTTGTCCTTGATCAGGACCGCCATCTCCGGCGAAATGCCGAACTGTTCGAGAAAGCGTTGTTGCGCGTGCGGGTCTTTGTAGGTGGCCGCGGCTTTCATGACGTCGCCGATCGCGTCCGCGCCCGTCCTGGCCGCTCCACCGACCCCCTCGGCGCTGATCTTGAACTGGTTCATGAGCGAGACCAGGGGCGCTCCCGCCCTGTGGAACTTCACATCGGCGAGCCGGTCGCCAAGGCCCTTCAAACTCGAATCCATCGCCTCGACCGAGATTCCGCCCAACCGTGCCGCACCGCGCAGCGCGCTCAGACGTGAAACCGGCGTGTTCAGCAGACTGCTTGTTCTGCTGACCTCATTGCCGGCTGAAGCCCACGCCTTGGCATAGGCGATCATTCCGCCAACGCTGCTGAGCGAGGTAAGCGCCGCCATCGGCCCGGCCATGCGCTCGACCGCGCGTGCCGCGCCAAGCGCGCGGTCGCCCATCGTCTGCAAACCTTCGGCGGCACGGTTGATCCCGGTGACCTCGCCGAACTTCGCCATGCTTTTGTTGAAACGGTCCGCCGGCGCGTGCATCGCCGCGATGCGCCGATTGATCGCATCCAGACCGGCACTGGCACCGTCATTGATGCCAATGCCGATCGCGAACCCGGCTGACTTACCCGCCACGTTCGCGTTCCCCTATCTTCGGTATCAGCTCGGCCCAACGGAACAGCGCGGGCAACGGCAAAGCCATCGCCCAGAGCAGCCCGTCGCCGTAGAAACGCCCAACCCGAGCGACCATGATTTCCAGGTCGCCCGAGCGCGCGATCGCCGTCAGGACGCGGGCGCCGGCTCCGCTTCCGCCGCCGCCGTCAAGGCTTTCGCCAGCGCGTCCGCGGCAGCTTCGGCCTCGGCCGCTGCCTTCAGTTCCGCCAGATGGACCTCGCGGCGCGCGGTGCGCCACGCTTCCAAAGGGTCCGGGGCAGGCGATCCGACGAATTCCTCCATGTAATCGGAAATCTGCTGGTTGAACCAATGCGGTTGCTTCTTCAGCACGTCGTAGGGAACATGCTCGGCCGACGCCGATGCGATGATGCGCAGGGTCACGTCCAGCCCGGCGGCGCCAGGAACGGCGGTCGCCTTCAGCACGTCCTCCGAGGTCGGCGCGCTCATCGTCACCGTCTCGTAGCGGAGCCCACCAACTGTCAGCGGCTTGGGCAGCGTCCAGGCCTGCGGCTCCGGAACCGGTATCCATGTCGTCATTTATTGCGCTCCGATTTCAGCGATCGTTCCGGCCACGCCCTCAAAGCGGAAATCGAAGCTGGCATCGGCTCCGTTCACGTTCGGACGGCCGATATACCAAAGGTTATGCCCGACGATCTGCTTGCCGTTCGCGAGCAGGACGACGACGGTCGCGTTCATCATGCCGCCGAAGCTGCTCACGCTGTTTGAGCTGGTGTCGCGGAACTTGCCGGAGATGTACGGCGCGACCGGCTTCTGATCGACGCCATCGACGCCCGACAGGCTGGTCATCGTCGAGTTTTCGAAATTCGCCGGGTCCCACATGAACTCGATGACGGAAATGGCGCTCCCGTTGACACTAAAAGCCGTGGTGCCGGCGATGCGCCGGTTGGTGGGCGTACTCGTAGTGGCTGACATTAAAACTCAGTCCTCATGTGCTCTGCTGAAATTGAACAAGGATGCCGACGTTGATGACCTGGTCGCTGAAGTCGAAGGGCAGATACATCAGCACCTGGCCTTTCGTTCCCGAGGCGGCGGTGGCGTTTGAGGCGAATGTCGGCAGATCCTGGCAGATGAACTCGCTGCACAGGTAGGCGTAGATGGCGATGACCGTCCCCAGCATCGCGTTTGGCGTCGTCGCGAGCGAACCGGGCGGGATGATCGTGCCGTTCTGGACCAGGATCTTCCCCGGCACGATGTACTGGCTCGTGATCTGCGCGGACATGTAACGAGCGGCGAACATCGCCTGAAACAGAATGTTCGTGTTCAGATACGAGTTGTCGGGTTGACCGCTCGGGTTGCTTTGATAGGTCGTGATCGAGCGGTCGATCTGGCACACCCCGGCCTCGCTCACCGTGAAGGTGCTCATGCCGTCGAACAGCAACGTGTTCCGTTCGCCCGGCGTGTCCTGGGAGGCGATCGGCGGCGGCAGCAGATTGAGCGGTTGGGTCGAAATGCCCTGC